TTTCTGGATCCTCAAGTGGTGTTGGAACAGCTTTTACAGCTAGTATAACATTAACAAATGGTACAACAGTTTCTACTATAACAGCTACTAATGGTGGGTCTGGGTATGTAGCTGGAGAAGTAATTACTATCCCATCAGCTTCATTAGGTTTTATTGGTGGTACAGCTATAGGAACAAATGCTACTATAACTTTAGATCAACATGATATTACTAACAGTACATCTTTTACATTAGAAACTTTATCTGAAGGAACTATAATGAATAGTTCAGGTACACATAATTCAGATGGATCTTTAACTAATGGAACTGTTGATAATATAAGATTTGAAGTAGCTTCTTCTAATATTAACCAAGGTACATTTAATTTAATTATTAGACAGGGTGATGATAAAAGAGATGATAAAGCTATTCTTGAAACTTTTAATGGAGTAAATTTAGATCCTAACTCACCAAGATATATTTCTAAAGTAGTTGGAGATCAAGTAGTAGCTTATGATGCTACACTTAATCAAACAGTTGTATCTTCTGGAGATTATGCTAATAATTCACGATATGTTAGAGTAAAAAGTATTTCTACCCCAACATTAAACTATCTTGATAGTACAGGAACAGCTAAAACTGCTCTTACAGGTTCTATTCCAGTAAACCAAAGTGGTTCATTTGGAGGAGCTACAGGAACAATTAAAGGTGGAGCTACTTTCTATAAAGATATAGCAGCTCAAACTCAAGGATTAGTAGCTGATAATTATAATAATATGGTTAATTTATTAGCTAATACTAATGATTACCAATTTAATGTGTTATCTACTCCAGGACTTTTAAATGTAGATCATACAGCAACTATTAGTTCACTTATTTCTAATACAATTAAAAGAGGTGATAATCTTTATGTTTTAGATACTGTAAGATATGATGGAACTCTAAGTGATGCTATAGCTCAAGCAACTACAAGAAATTCATCATATGCTGCTACTTATTGGCCTTGGGTACAAATCCAAGATCCAGCTACTGGTAAAAATGTATTTGTTCCTGCTTCAACATTAATACCTGGAGTATATGTTCACACAGATAAAGTATCTAACTCATGGATGGCACCAGCTGGAATTACTAGAGGTGGTTTATCAACTGTACATAGAGCTAAATTAAAATTGTCTGAAGCTAATAAAACTGCTTTATATGATCAAAATATAAATCCAATAGCAACATTCCCAAGAAAAGGAGTAGTAGTATTTGGACAGAAAACTTTACAAAAAGAATCTTCTGCTCTTGATAGAATTAATGTTCGTAGATCATTACTTGAATTAAAATCATTTATTGGTCAAGTAGCTGATAACTTAGTATTTGAAAATAATACAGCTACTACAAGAAATAAATTTTTATCTGAAGTAAATCCATACTTAGAAATGATTCAACAAAAAGGAGGATTATTTGCTTTTAAAGTAGTTATGGATGATACAAATAACACAGATGATGTTATTGATAGAAATCAATTAGTAGGTCAGATTTATATCCAACCATCTAGAACAGCAGAATTTGTTAGTTTAGATTTTACTTTATTACCAACAGGAGCTGAATTTCCTGCATAAGACTTAGAAAATATAATATTTATAATTGAATAAAAAATAAACAAGATATAAAATGGCAGTATTAGACCCAAACGAAATATTTTTCACAGCCTTTGAACCAAAACAACCTAATAGGTTTATAATGTATATTGATGGTATTCCATCATTTATGGTTAAAGGTGTAGGAGCTGTTTCTGTAGAACAAGGAGCTGTAGAATTAAATCACATGAATGTTGTACGTTATGTGAAAGGTAAAACAAAATGGAGTACAATGGAATTTACTCTATTTGATCCTATCACACCTTCAGGTGCTCAAGCAGTAATGGAATGGGTTCGTTTACATCATGAATCAGTAACAGGTAGAGATGGTTACTCTGATTTCTATAAAAAAGATTTAACATTTAATGTAATTGGCCCTGTAGGAGATGTTGTTTCTGAGTGGGTAGTTAAAGGAGCTATGATTACTAACGCTTCATTTGGTGATTATGGTTGGGATACAACAGATGCCGCTGTTGAAGTTAAAATGACAGTACAACCAGATTACTGTATATTAAATTTCTAATACAAAAAAATAAATATTTTTTAAAGAAGCTTGCCCTATCCGGGTAAGCTTTTTATATTCCGATATATTTATATAGGACAAATAAGTTATACAAAATAAAAATTATGAGTAAATTTTCACTCCCAACTGAGACAATTGAATTACCATCCAAAGGATTACTTTATCCTGAAGGCTCTGAATTATCTAAAGGTACTATTGAAATGAAGTATATGACTGCTAAAGAAGAAGATATTCTTACAAACCAATCATATATTAAAAATGGAACTGTATTAGATAAATTACTAAAGTCTTTAATCATATCTAAAATTGATTATAGCCAACTTTTAATCGGTGATAAAAACGCTATTATGGTTGCAGCGCGTATTTTGGGGTATGGAGCTAATTATAAGTTTACATATGAAGAAGAAGAGCACACTATAGATTTATCTAAATTAGAAAATAAAAAATTAGATGAAAAATTATTTAAATCAAAAACAAATGAATTTGATTTTACTCTTCCCCACTCAGGAAATAAAGTAACATTTAAACTTCTTACTCATAAAGATGAACAAGATTCAAAAAGAGAATTAGATGGTCTTAAAAAAATAAATAAAAATTCATCCCCAGAATTAACTACTAGATTAAAACATATTATCCAATCTATTAATGGTGAAACAGATAAAAAAGATATTAGGGATTTTGTAGATAATTATCTCTTAGCACGGGATTCAAGAGCTTTAAGAGAATATATAAATGAAATTCAACCAGACGTAGATCTGACTTTTTTTCCCGAAGGAAATGAATCTGGAGTCAGTATTCCAATTGGGGTTAACTTTTTTTGGCCTGACGCTTGATATAGCTCCTGAAGCTAGAGCAGCTTTATTTACTCAAATGCATGAAATATGTTTTCATGGGCAAGGGGGTTATCAATGGGAAACTATTTATAATATGCCTACTTGGTTAAGAAAATTTACTTTTAAAAAGATTCAAGATTTTCATTCTGAACAAAATGCCCAAATGAAATCTCAATCTAATAAGGGGGAAAAAACTTTAGTTGATCCTTCAGGTAAAGTTAATGCTCCTGCCTTTTTAGAAGCTAGTAAAAATCATAAAAAACCTACAAGTTATAAATAAATTTATAGATTTTACCTATTTATAACAAAACATCATAAATGGCTAAAAACCTAAAGGAAATAAAACAACTTCAAAAAGAATTAGCTGATTTAAAAAAACAGTTGTCTGGTTTTGACGACATCGATATTAGTGTTTTTAATGATGCCTCAAAAAATGCTAAATCATTAAACACTGACATAGCAGCAGCTGGTGCTTTACTTAAAGACCTCCAACCTGATTTAGATTATATTGTAGACTCATTTACAGAATCAGTTGATGCTCTCCAAAAATCAAACTATTATGTATCTTTAAACAAAAAAGCCTTAAAGGGCTTAGCCTCTCAAGCTAGTGATATATTAAGAATTAAACAAGGAGAATTAGATACAGATGAAAAATCAATTAAAAAACAACAACAAAAACAACAGGCTCATGTAGAGAGCTTAAAACTATCTGCTAAAGATACATCCCTAAGCAAACAACAAAGATTAGCAATAGCTAACCAAATTACTGAAGCAGAACAAGTAGCTGAGGGTTTTAAAGATGTTCTAAAGGTTAATAGAAGAATTAATAAAGAATTAGGAGCAGGCCCAGCCCTAGCTGGAGGAATAGACAAAGCCTTACAAAAAATAGGCTTTCCAGACTTAGGTATTAGTAGTGCTGTAGAGGAAACTCAAGCCTTAGGTCAACAAGCAGAAGCTTCTGGAAAAAAATTTAAGGCAATGCCTGCCTTTTTAGGTAAAGTAGGAGATAATATAAAAGGAGCTTTTACTAAAGCTAATATTTTACAAGCTGGTATAGGATTAGTCACTAAAGGTATACTAGATGCTGATAAAGGAACTCAAGATTTAGCTCGTGGGATGGGAGTGTCTATGGACGCAGCTCATTCTTTAAGAGAAAATTTTAATTCAATTGCTAATTCCTCTTTAAGTATTAATATAACTACTAAAGGACTTCAAGAATCTCAATTAGCAATAACAGCAGCAACTGGTACTAGAGCTGTATTA